TCATAGGAATACCTGTCTGAGCAAATTGAGCCAATTGTTGGTCAGGTGTAGTTGTACCACCACCAAACGTTAATTTTAAAAATCCCTCAGGAGTATATTCTGAAATAAATCTAGTGTCTGTTTCTAACCATCGACCAACTTTAACTCCTGTTGAATCCGCAGGTTTTGTTGGGTCTTCGATAAACACTTTTGATTCGGCTAAAGCATCCACTTCGTACCATTTGTTTGGTGAACTAATAAATTCATTATATGTTGGTGTTGCTTGATAGTTTGTACCATCTTTCTGTATAACAGATGTAATACCTAAAACATTTCTTTCAGGTAAAAAGATTTCGTAGAAAGGAATTACATCATTTGGATTAATAATTTGTTTAAAAACTTTAGTAATACCATTAACTACCGTTTCTCTTTTAGTAATCGTGTAATTTATAAGTTTGTTATTAGCATCAAAGTTTGGAATTTTAATTCTATTAGGGAATCCGTTTTGGTTGTATTGTGATGCAAAGTCAATGTCATATACATTTTCAAATGTCTGACCCCCACCAACTACTTGAGAACCTGCTCTTAGGATACCCAAATATCTCGCATCTTCTTTATCACCATAAGCAGGAACTGTAATAGAAAAATCAACCATAGCCACTGATGGTCTATATCCGGGAATCTTTAATCCATATGTTCTTGCAATGTTATATACAGATGAACGTTGTTGAGCATATTGTAAAACCGTTTCTTGAATACTACGGTCCATGTGATAGTGTAAGTTATCACCAATGGCTGCGTTTAAATCTAAAAATACAGAAAATACTGATGCATCATTAAAGTTATCAATGAGTTCAGGGTAATATTGTCTTGTATAATTTATTAGGTCTTGTCTTAAACCTTCAAAATCTCTTTCAGTATATGATATTCTATTATTTGCCATTACTATTAAATATTAATAATTACGAAATCTCTGGTCTCAAATGCTTTATCGTCAACCGAATAATCTATTCTTAATTTAGCGGTATATTCTTCCGTACCTTTTCCAGGTATTCTATAAACAGCACCACCTAATTTTTCATAATTTAATTCTCCTTGAGCATCTAAATCATCCAAGTATGGTGTTAATGTTATATCTTTGATTGTTAAGTTTGGAATATACTTATCAACCGCTTCTCTTATATCTGACTTTATTGCCTCAAATGTTGGTCCGTCCATTGGTTCAAATATAAATTCATATATTCTAGTACCAAAGTCAGGTAAATAATACCTACTACCTTTTCTAGTTAATATTAAATGCAAAAGGTCAGTTCTTATCTCTTCAACACTACTCTGTGAAAGTGATAAGTACTTACCCTGTAAACTATCTCTAAAAGGGAAGTTTATACCATATGTAAAACCATCTGCCATTACTCATAAATATATTACTACAATAAATTATAAAAAAAAGAGGACCGAAGTCCTCTTTATTTCAATAAAATGTTATTTTTAACAATTATCCTTCACAAGCCACACACTGAAGGTCGTTCAAGTTTAACTTTTTTCTAGCAAATGCTTGAGCCGAATTCATTGAGTGTTGATAATATAATGTCTTAACACCTAATTGCCATGCTTCTATAAGAAGTTTGTTAACATCCTTAGTTGGCATGTCAGGTGAAATCATAAGGTTTAATGATTGAGCTTGGTCAATATAATCCTGTCTGATTGCCGCTTGGTTAATAATTGAAGCTTGGTTAACCTCAGCAAATGTTCTAAATACCTCTTTTTGTTCGTCCGTTAAGAAATCCAAATGTTGTACTGAACCGTCATGTTTCTTAATACTATCCCAAGTTGTTTTGTTATCTTTCTTCAATTCACTCAACAACTTCTTTAATACCGGATTCTTAATTGTAACTTTTAACTTAGCCACGTCTTTAACATAACAGTTAGACCAAATTGGTTCGATAGATTGTGAAACCTGACCCAAAATAAATGCTGAAGATGTTGTAGGAGCAATAGCATTCAAAGTAACATTTCGTCTACCATAACCAACAAGCGTTTCTGGTTCACCAAAAATTTTAGCCAACTCAGCAGATGCTTTGTATGATTTATCTTTAATCAATTTAAATACCTCAACATTCAATCTTGCAGTATCTCTACTATCAAATGGTAATCCTTTTGATTGAAGAAGTGAGTGCCATCCCAAAACACCTAAACCTAATGCTCTTTGTCTAACTGCGAAGTTGTATGATTTTTCTAAATAGAAAAATGCTCTTTTACCTTCGATTGTTCCGTTATCACGGATGTCTTCAATCTTTGTGATAAATTCACTTACAACCGCGTCTAAGAAATAAACCATAAGTTCAACCGCGTCAGTGTCTTTCCATTCATCATAGTGAAGTAAATTCATAGATGAAAGTACACAAACAAATGACTCCTCTTCAGAGTTGTGAAGTGCTATTTCAGAACAAAGATTTGAGTTATAAATTTTCATATCTTTATCACGATACACTTCAGGTGCCTTTTTATTCATTGTGTCGGTAAACATGATATATGGATATCCAATCTCACCTCTACGTTGAATCACTTTAGCCCATATTGCTCTCTTTTCTTTATCACCCTCAATCATTTCATTCATGAACTCGTCAGTTACAGTAACTGCGTGAGTCAAATCTTGAATAGGTGCACCTTCAGTACCAATTTCCAAAAACTCCATAATATCAGGATGTTCTACGGGAAGGTAAGGTGAAAATCTACCTCTACGTGTAGACCCTTGTGAAATATTGTCAACAACACTTTGAAACAAGTTCATAAAGTGTACAGAACCGGGAGCATGTCCATTGTCTGTGATAGTCGCACCTCTACCTCTAATGTTTCCAAAGAAACCTGAGGTACCACCACCCATTTTACTCATCTCACCTACTTCAGCTTGAGTATACAAAATTGATTCAATGTTGTCTCCAATGTTAGAACCAAAACAACTCACAGGTAAACCTCTCTTTTTACCAAAATTAGCCCATACAGGTGATGACAGTGAATACCATCCTCTACCCATATAGTCATAAAACTTATCAGCAAAACCTTCCATACCTAACAATTTTTCAGCATGTTCTGCTATAGTTTTAATTCTATCTAGTGGTTCTTCTCCTTCACTCAAATATCCTCTACGAAGGAACGTAATTGACTCTTCATTAATCCAATCAAAAGCTTCTCTATTATTCATATTAATTTAATTATATTATTTTTTTTTAAAACAAATCATTCATTGTGATTGACTTACTCTTCTTACTGTAATTGATACTTCTCTTATTGAAGAAATCTGTGTGTTTTGTTGTTAAGATTTCATCGTCAAACCATTCTGTTGTTTCCAATAATTTTTGGTCAACGTGGAAAATGTTATCAATTCCAATAGAGTTTAAAGATACATTAAAACGGTGTTTAATAAACTCTAAAGTTTGAGCTTTAGTCAAAAATTCAAGGTCACCTTCTTCAAAAATCCAATCGATAATATCTGACTCAGCACTAAACGCTTCCATAGTTGCATCAATCAAATCTTCAACTAATTCAGGTGTCCACCATGTTGGGTTTTCTTTCTTAATAAGGTTAACCAAATCAAACCCGAACTCAGCGTGAATGTTCTCTTCTTTTGAAGTTGCTTCAACTGCGTTACTCATACCTTTCAACATATTCTTATGTTTATTGAATGACATAATAACCAAAAACTGAGAGAACAAAGATACGTTCTCAACAAACATAGAGAACAATACTACTGACTCAAAATACTCACGATTTTCAACTGACTTTGAACTAACTAAAGATTTCTCTAAATATTTAATTCTTCTTCTGACGGCAGGGACCTGAAGTAAACTTTCAAACTCACTATTCAAACCAAGTACTTGAATTAGGTTAGAATAAGCATCTGCGTGTCTAACTTCTGACTCTGCGAAAGTAGCTCCAACATTTCCAATTTCAGGTTTTGGCATTCTCTTGTAAATGTCACCCCAAAATGTTTTAACAGCTATTTCAATTTGTGAAATAGCCAACATTGCTCGTTGTACTGCAGTTCTTTCAGCATCACTCAAGTGTACTTTAAAATCTTGAATGTCTGATGTGAAATTAAACTCGGTATGAACCCAATAAGAATGTCGAATTGCGTCAACATATTCAACTAACTCAGGGTACTCATAAGGTTTTAGGTTTACTCTCTTTGAGAAGATATTTGGTGTGTGTGTTGAACGATAGATGATGTACTCTCTTGCAACATCATTAAGTCCATTATCCATTAACTTGTTCTCAACCGTTTCGTGAATTTCATCTACATGAGGTACACGGTCTTTATCATCTCTAAATAAACTTTTTCTTGTTAATCTTGCGATTTTTTCAGCCATTTCTTCATCAACCATATTGATGCTTTTCATAGCTTTTACAACCGCGCTTTTTATTTTTTCTTCTTGAAATAAAACTTTTTCTCCTCGTCTTTTAATTACAAAACGAGCGTCTTTTTCTTCTATAATGTTTAAATTATCCATATTCTTAATTTTATTTTAAATTTGATTTTCTTGTTTTCGTTTGTCAAGTAATTGCTTGATTCTCAAACGATTCTTTTCTTCCTTCTGTTCTTCTAATCCCAAGAACGTAACACTTTGTTCAGTATCAATTTCAAGTAGTTCATTGTCGAATTTACAGTTTTCGAATACAATACCATCTTTACCGATACGTGACTTTGTTATCGCAATTGTAGCCAAATTCATTTCTTTTTGTTGTAATGACTTAGCCACAGAAATAATAACGTGTCCAACTTGTGCTTTCTTGATTGAACCACCCATTTGGTCGGTAGTAACAACATCTGAAGAA